CTACTTGGAGCCGCGCACCCAGCGGTTAGCGCGCTGGCGCACAGTATCATCATCCAGTGATTGTATCGTTTGTTGGGTTTCACGGGCTTTCCTTGTAGTGTCGATTCGTGCACGGGACTGCTTCAATTCCACGGATCGTCTGGCGGCGCGGCTGCCTGCTGTGTAGGCACCCAGCAGTACCAGCAATACGGCACCGGCCATCATCAGACCGCTTTGCAGTCGGGTGAGCATGGCTACCACCAGCGTATCCAGTGCAGCAACTTTCCTAAGGCCAGTACAAACGGCGTGGCTGCCAGTAGCAAAATAGCCGCGCCAACACATACACGCATGCCACGGGTCACAAAACCTTCGTACGCAAGTTGCCCCATTTTGAGCTTCCCTTTGCTATACTTTTCCAAGTATTCGCTCCTATGGCTTGTATAGGGGTTGAATCCAGAAGGCCCCTCACGCCTGCCAGCGTCGGGGCTTTCGCCTTTTCTACAACGTCCCGGCCTGGTAGCGCTGAACCTGCGACCAGGCGATGAAAGCGGCCACGGCAATGAGTGCCACGCCAATACCCAGACGCAGCGCCGAGCCGCTGGACAGGTGCTCGTTGGCCTGCATCAAGGTATCAGTGGGTAGGCTGGTCAGCACGTCGGCGATCTGCGCCACACCTACGCTGCCGGTTGCCGTCGCGCCGATGGTCTCGCGCGTCACAGGGATGTTTGCAGTCGTGCGGGCAGTGCCGTGTACCACACCGGCCAGCATTAGTCCCTTGTCGATGGTCTGTGCGTTGTACCAGGTGTTGGGCGTTGCCAATTTCCCCTTACCGTTCTCGTGGTGGATGATGGCCTCTGCGACAGCGCGCACATGCGGATAATGATGCATATCCAGCTGCTGGTCAGGCTTCAAGCCGGTTTGGCGTGCGACGGCAGAGATATAGGCTTGCGTGTTATTTTCCACCGGAGGTGCCCAGCGCGTGATGATTTGCCGGATCGTGCGCAGACCGTGCTTATCCTGGTACGTGATCAGAGTACACGCCAATGCCCTGATGCCGTAGGCCGCATTGATGAACTGGCAAAAGTCTTTGTCTGTGCGCTTGGCCTTGGGAATCAAACCTTGCCAAGGATCACCCCAACGGATATTGCCAGGGTTGTGATTACGAATGCCACGGCTGGATTTTTTCATGGTGAAGGTCTCCAAATTTGGGAGAGGATGGTGTACGGTTGGTCGTTGGTGAGGTTTTCGCCTTATGTGACCAAGCTGGCCGCGTGAATTGGGCAAGGTTCATGCCGTCATCGATTCGCGCTGGCCCTCTGACCAAACAACACAGAAATTGCTGGAGCGTAGTGCTGTAATGCCTGCCCAGATTGAATCAAGGCATCCGGACGGCGCGCGAATGCTGTTGCGGCAAAACGGCTTATTCCGGGCAGGTACGGAAGTGCAGCCGCCCCGAGACTGGCTGCAGCTATCGGGCTAAACAGAGCAGTCCCTCCGCTAAGCAGCAGGCGATCTGCCGTTCCAGAGTTCGGCACTGTGCCGCGCATGACGCTACGAGCCGCGTCGGATAAGTCCTGCATCGCAGCCTCGCCACGTGCATATTTCCCGTGGCGCGCGCTGCGATCCGAGGCGCGCACAGCAGCAGAAAGCTGTGTTGGTGAGAAAATGCCGTCGTCGGCTCCTTGCATGCCAACGGCACGCTGCAAGCGTGTCAGTAAGGAATATGCCTGATTGACCTGTCCAAGCTCTCGCGCTAACTGCGGATTAGATCGCTGCAAGGATGCCCGCAAAGATTTCTGCAGTTCCACCAGCGCCGTACCAAGCTGACGCTCGCTCGCGCTTGCGCTGTGCAAATATTCCTGCGCCAATCGACCAATTTCACTTTCCATTTCTCGGAAATTTTGTCCGGTAGCTACACCCTGATTGGTCAAGCGGCTACTCATCTGGGTACGCACAATGTTCTCGAACTGCTGAGCTTGTGCTGGTGGCATTTGTCGAGCCATTAACTGTAATTGTCCAAAATCCCGTGCAAATTGACCATCAGTGCGAAACGTCATGCGCGGGATGATTTTTTCGTAGGCTTGGCTGATCATGTCGCCCGCCTCGCGCATGCCCTCTCGACCAATGCTGCGCACCTTGCCGCCAATGGGCGCGACTACGCGATTTATGACAGCATGGTTCAACTCATTGATGCCACGATTGCGCGCCGCACGTATGGCGTCGCCTAGAATCGGCACGCTCATCGCTTTGTCCTCGACCGTGCGAGCAACCCCGCCCATCATCTGTCCAGGCGTGGGCGTCACCCCTTCGTTCAGTAGTGTTTGTACTTGCGGGTTTTGGGCAGCTTTGGGCGAGAAAAACCTGCCAAGACCAACGCCAGCCGTGCTCAGTAGTCCACCGGTACCTGCGCCTATCGCAGCCTGCTTGGCCTTTTCTTCCAGATAATCACCACTGAGCACAGGAGACATCATGCCGCCCATCGCGCCGCCTGCAGCACTTGCTGCCACCCGACCAGGAATCGTTACCGCCGCGCCTGGTATGCTAGCTAACAGAGGGACGCTCGAAGCTACGCTACCTGCCAGTCGTGCGCCATCGAATCCTGATTGTCCCGTGGCAGCCCGTGCAGCCTGGTACTCATGCTCATCTCCTTCCAGCATTGCATCCATCTCTTGCGCAGTAGCGGGCGTCATGCCCAACGCCTTGGTCACAGGGCCGATGACAGGTAGATCGTTGACGTATCGGGTAGCGTTGTTGATGGAATCGATAATGCCTGACGGCATTGCATGAACCAACATTTGTGCACCAGCATCCAAAGTGTCCTTACCACCCTTTAAGACGCGCATTGGTGCGCTGGCGATGTTGCGCTGTTGTCTTGTCGGCACAGGCGCGGTGTTGTGACGTGATTGCGACCCAGCCAGCAGATCGTCATCGCTCATGGACGCAAAGCTCGGCTGCGCAGCGCTTGATTGCGTATTTTGCACAGACGGATTTGCCAACAACTCATCGTCCGACATGGAAGCAAAATTTGGAACCGTAGCTGCCTGCGCAGCGGGGAACATAAATTCGGCAAGCTTATCGCCCAGTTTCCTGACGGTATTGGTCACGCTGACCATTTTGGGAATGTAGTCGGGGTCTTCTGCGTAGCCACCGAATTTCAAGGCACGGGCAAATTTCAGCGCATCATTGCCCGTACCCAGGGCTTGTGGGTATTTGCGCTGGATCAGACTTACGTAGTCGTCGAAGAATGCATCTGGCGTGTCGTAGGCGCGATACCGATCCCGCGATCCAGTCATATTGTCGGTGGCGGGCACACCAGTACCTGCGGTGCTGAAATCCTTGATATTGCCAAGGTTGTTCGTACCGGGGATGATGGACTTGCCCCATCCGGTTTCCAAACCAAACTGGCCTAAAAGGATGGCAGGATCGACGCCTAACGTTTTGCCTGCGCGCGCAGCAGACGGCCCGTAGATGCGCGTAAATTCTTCCGGCGTACTCATAAATACCCCATTTGACGCGCACGCTCAGCGAATGCGGGATCAGACTTGGCACGGCGGCGAATCTCGGCCAGGCGTGGGTCTTCGCTTTCCCTTTGCGGGGCAACGGGTCGGGATGGCTGGACAGTGGATTCGGATGAACTGTTGGCAGTGGTTGCGGCAGCGAAACCGTCCGGCAGCGCTCCATAATCTTTGGTGTACGCTTCGGTCATCCGGGCTTTGACGCGATTGGTGTAATTGATAAGATCGCGCAACGCCTCACGCAACTGTTCGGGGGATTGCGCGCGATCCATGGCCACCAAAGCGTTTTGCAGCATTTCATTTTCGCGGTCAGAAACCGCACCTAGCGCGCCGCCAGTTTTTGACGCTTCTCGCATGGCTTGCAATACCCCAAAACCGACTTGGTATTTCAGGGTGTTCAGTCTTGCCGTTATATCAGCACCGGCCATGCCGGGTATGTTCGGCAGCATACCCAGCACGCCGACGGCTCGGTACAGATTGGGGTCATCGACAATCTCGCTTGCCAACTTCGCCATGCGATCCATGTCGTCCGTGAGCGATTGCAGCCTACTAAAGGCTTGCGTTTGTGCTTCCTGCTGCTTGCGGGTGGCTGCTTGCGCCTCGAATGCTCTCTGGCCTTGTAGCGGCACACCGTTTTCACCCGTGACGGGGAATGCCACGCCGGAGCTTGGATCAACAATCATCAACCCGTTTGGTGTATCGACCACCTGCTGGCGACTGGCTCGCGCAGTTTGTGCATTCTGTGCATGCACGTTGAAAAGTTCCGGGCTGCTCAAGCGCATTTCGCCAGTGTCCTGATTCATTACATGGCCGGTATTGGCGATGTTCGAATATGGCATGTGCGTTTTGCCTTCCAGCATCGCCGTAGCCATGTTGATACTGGCCTGATCTGTACCAGGATCGCCTATGTTTCTCAACACATGGTCGCGAAACTGGTACTTCTGCAAATCCATTGCATTAGCACCAAACTTGTCCGCATCGCCACCAGACTGATACGCCAATACCGCGCCCTTGCCAAACAGGTTTTCAATGGCCCTCAAGTGCTCGGGGTTTTGCCGCATATCAGTCAGATAATCGGTACTGCGTGCATCCGCACCAAGCTTGGCCGTCTGCGCACCGGTAAGACCAGCCTGCATTTGCGCCTGCTGGCGTACATCACCACCTAATGCCAGAGCCTGTATCGCCTTGCTCAAACCCGCAGTGATTCCCGGCGCTGCGTAACCATTGATGCCTGCCATAATTTGCCTCCAATCAGAACCGAAGTCCGACAATGCCACCGCCAGGTCTTAATCCCAAACCAGATTTCAACGGATTTAGGCCATTGGCCCCCGTGGACGTATTGCCCAGACCAGACCACACGTTGCCAAGGTTCCCCTTTCCTGCGCCACTCCACGCGCCGCTTAACCCCTGCGTCAGCCCAATCGAACCGAGCGTTTGCATCAATCCACCTGCCAGCGTCAACCCGCCATCAGGCACACCCGCCTGCTGGACTTCAAGTTGATTGACCGCCTGGCTGCCTTGGCTGAAATTCTTTAATCCGTCGATTTGTTGGCCAGTTGCCATCATGGCCAGCGCCTCGTTTTGGCGCAGTCGGTTCGCACCTGTGATTCGTCCCATGATGCGCGCCAGCGCCTCGGCAGACCTCATCTGCTCGGCCTGTGACTGCGCACGCGCTGCGGTGTAATCCTGCGAGACGTTGCCCTGTACAGCGGACTGCGCCTGCATTGCTGGCTGGGCTTGCTGCACGGGTTGCAGCAAATCGTCTGTGACCTGCTCTTCGATCTGTTGCTGACGCGCTTGGCGCGAATCAGATTCAAAGTCCTGCACCCGATCCAGTGTGGCTTTCTCGGCTTGGCGTTGAAATTGCTGCTGGCGTTGCAATTCGGCTTGAATTTGCTGACGTTGGCGTCTAGCCGCATCCCGTGCAGCTTGTTGCTGCGCGGCAGCACCAACAATAGAAACGATAGTGCTTACTACTGCGATGAATGACATATTCCACTCCCATGTAGTGAACCGCACTGCGTCTGAAGAGATTGCTCCTGACGGCGCGATAGCAGGGTGTTGTGTTCGTCAGTGGCCTGCGCTTCGGCCTGCGCGACCGTGTTTGCATCCGTCGGAAAAATGGCTGTAATGCACACCTCGCTGTGTGTGACGAAAGACTGCTTGCGGCCAACGCTACCGGCCAGCACGTTGTAACCACGCAATTCGATGGTTTGCTCGCCCGTGTATACAGTGCAATCGCCGCTGACGATGACTGTCGTGGCAACCTTTACCAGCGTGCCGACCATGACAACGCCAGCGGGCAGACGTACCGTGCGGGCGTACATACCCGCGTGGATCAGGTGTTCTGTCGGCGTCTGTACCTGCGCACACTCTGCCAACACATCTTGCAAGGCGCGCGTCTTTTCAAGAGCTTGATCGCTCATGGCGGGCAAACACAAGCCGCTGGTCGCTTGGATACTGGCAGAATCCGCAGTTGTCTCAATTTGATTCATACGTGCCCCTTATCGAGATATCGTGCCACCATGGCTGCGGCTCGGGTCACTGTTGGAAATTCCCGGCTGGAACCCTCCACCCCAAGGTGCTAAACCGGCCTGTATGCCGCGCTGACGTTGTGCATACAAGTACGCATTGGCGAGATCGCCAAACAGACTGCCTATTGTTGCCCCCGAACGTGCCGATGCCGCGTTCGCGGTATTCGCTTCCAGCTGGCGCAAAGCCAGTTGTCCGGCTGCGCCAGTATCAATACCAGATTGCGCCATACTGATCAGGTTTTGCCGTGCGCGCTCATCGGCCGTTTGCAAATCAGCTTTGGCTTGGTCGGCTAAGCCCGAGGCTCTGATCAGACCTTCGTTAGTGCGGCGCGTAAGATCCGCATTACTATCGATGTCGGCGCTACCACCCATAAGACCGGCACGCGCCAGCCCAAAACGGTTGGCACGTTCGGCTTCCTGAAACTGGCGGTTCACATCCTGCGCGTTCAGATCGAAAACGGCATGACGCTGCTGACCGTACAGCCCATCACGATTTGCGCTATCGAAAATCTGGTTGATGCGGTTGGTTGCTGCGATCACGCGTTGCTGGCGCTCAGCTTCCATCTCACGCGCACCACCGTCGCCGCCACCGCCCTTGTGTGGGCGCAGCTTGCCGGAGCCTCCCATAGGCCAAGCACTTAAAGCGGGACCGCCCAATGCGTCGGCGTGACTGGCGAGTTCATCGTATCGGCTCATAATTTGCTCCTGATGGTGCGATAGGTTTGCTCAAATCCGTACTTGGCAAGTAGCCGCGCCATGCCCTCGCTGCAACTGGCTTGCACGTAGCTTGCACCTGCCTCGCTTGCGTAGGTGCGTAGCTGCGGCCAAAACTGACGCATCACTACGGGTAGCTGCGTACCGGCCAGTGCCACCACGTTTAACACCGTGAACTGCGGGTAGTGGATAAATTCCAGCGCTATGGCCAAAACAGGTTGTTGCGCCTGCATCGCCACACCCACAATCAGTTTGCCTTCGGTAGCCAGACGCTCGATGTCCGCCGCTGTAAATTCGCCGTGCGCCGCCTTGCGCGCTACGCGATCAAACAGGTGTCTGACTTGCGGGAACTGCGCGGTAATTTCCTCTGGGCTGCGTAAAAACAGGGCTTGCATCAGACAGCTCCCAAACTTTCGTAATACAAAGTGGCCGCGTCGATGCGAAAGGGTTTGTCGGACAGATTGCGCAGAATTAGTGAAAACTCGGTACCCGATACTTCCATGGGGATGATGCCGCCGGGTCGCGTATTGCCGCGAATGCGCACCCGTGGCGTGATCGCGGTGGGATAGCGCACGTCGTAGGCTAGCGACACGTCGCATTCACCCTCTACTACCATGTCCACACCGATGACACGTTTAAGCTGCCCCGGCGCTTTCATGTCCATATACGGAAGTTGCACCAGCACCTCGAACGGTACGCCATCATCGGTGTGAGTATCTGCGGTGAATCGGAAAACATCATCACCACTGCGAAAATACAGTTCTCCCGCCAGTTCCGCCACGGCATCGACCTCAAACGGCACGCTGTAGCGCGACCACGCCGCGATCTTGGCCGTGCGCGAAACCGAATAGACATACAGTTCACTACCCACCACGCAAATATATTGTCCTGTGCCGTAGTGAAAAAACGCTTGCGGCACGGCTTTCGCCTGTAGAATCTCCGGCACCACGATGGCATCAATGGGACTGCCTACGTCCACATCGGCCAGGTTGTTGGTGTATTGCAAGGTCGTGATCGAACGAAACCCGAAGTCGGCCAGAAAGTAAAGATCGCCAGACACGTTGCGCACCGTGCGTGGAAAGCTGGTACCGACGTTTTCCACAAGGTCGGTTAATCGCATCGTGGTGGGGTCTACGTCCTGCACGTCCCAAATTTGCAGTCCGTCACGTGAAAGCACCACCAGACTGGACTTGTACAACCCCAGCGCGTTGGCGCTACGGTCGCCACTGAACTGCAAACCTGTAGGCAGAAAACCCGCGTCGTTCGCCGCCGACCAGTCACGCGGATCGCCGGTCTTGCAATAGCGTACCGTTGAGCCATCGTTTGCACCGGCGGCGAAGATACGCGAAGCGGTCTTGATCACTGCCTTGCTGTGTGGGCAATTCGGATCAGCAATAACCGTCGTGGCTGAACCGTCCAAATAATGGTGTTTAAGCGTGCCGTCTTCGTACTCGACAGCCACGTAGATATAGGCGTTGAACGTGTCCGCGAACCAGACATCCTTGATCTGGCGCGCGCCATAGTCCACCTTGTGCGCAACAAAACGGCTATTGGCGTGGGTCAGACTGCCGACACCGCCATAGAAGGTATGCAGCTTGCCAAGACCGGCAAAAAGCCCTTTTGAACCCGCCTCCAACGTAGCGACTTTGACCAAGCCCGGACGCTTGCTGGTCGCCAAACCTGTCGTGACGTAGGCGTTCTTCATTTCCAACAGTCGATTGGCATCCGATACAGACGCACCCTTGCGTCGGTCTATGCCAAGATCAAAGCGATCAAACGTGATAGCGCGCACAGCCATGGTTACACCCGCAGCGAGTATGTGCCGTCACCATGTGCAACCACCTGTGGGTCTTGTGGTTGGGCGTGGGCGACGAAGTAACGTCGGTTTTGGTGCTGCTCGGCTCGGTATTGCGCAAGCATGCGCTCGAATGTCTGACCGGCCACTTGCGCATCGGCGTGACGATAGTGGGCTTTGGCTACGCCTAACGCATACTGAAGCAACAGCCGCCACGGCACGCTTGGGCGATCCGCATCCTGCTCGAAGCGTGCAATCGGCGCGATATACTCAATGATGAGAGGATATGCTGCGGCGGGGACAGGCCAAAGTTCCATCTGACCGTTCAAGGTGTCGTAGCGGGTCGGCACATCACGCAAGGCAACCTCTTCACGATGGCGTACGGTAATCCCCTGACGCAACGGATCGCGACGCGTATCGCTGATCTGCACCCAAACCGACAAAACACGACCAGGATCAATATCTTCGTCTTCATCGTCGTTATGCCAGTCGTAACGCCATGAGCCGGGCGAGAGCATCAGCACGCATGTCTTGCGCATGCTGGCAGCGTCAATCGCACCAGCGATAAATTCGTGTGCTTCCTGCAAAATATCGTTAAGCACGTCCTGATTGCTGTTTGCTGCTGGCCCCTGCACGACAAAGCCCAACCGCGCACGCAGCCGACGGCGCAACTCGCCTAAGGTTTTGTTGCGATGTGCCAGACCATTCATGAAGGCCACCCGTTCATTTGAACCATCCATCTTTGACGACCGTGATTGCACCTGCAACGGCAGTGATGACAAGTGCGAGCTTGCCCAGCACCAACAACACTTTGAAACCACCAGACAGTGCCCGGTACGTATCCACCAGTTCACCCGTGTCGTGGCGAATTTGCTTGATGTCGCGGCCTATTTCGCATATTTCTGCATCGGCCCTGTCCTGCCGGATGACCAGGGTTTGAAACTCTTCGCGCGTGACCTGATCCATCCAAATTTCCTACCACCAGCGGATAGCTGCCGCTAACGCGGCTAGACCAAACAATGCGACGTAAGTCCCCGCAACCGCAATGCAGGCCCAAACCATCCGGCGCAATCGTGATGATTCTTCCAGCAGTTCCATGCAGACCCTCAATACTCTAAAATCCATCCATGACTTCCTTCTGCCGATACCAGAGGGTTGATCTAGAAAGCCTCATCAGATTGCCGTCTGCGGGGCTTTCGCTTTTTCAGGGCATCACCACCAGCGGATCGCGGTGATAAGTAACCATGCAGAAAATGCGGATGACAGCACCCATATGGCATATGTCACCGCACGGTTGATGCTTTTTGATACGGGCGCTTCGAGTTCCAAGCCTTCCATGGATAGCCTCATCCGAAAAAATTTGCGGTACAATTTCATCTCAACGTTTTTTCTTCCTTTGCTCAAAGGTTGATTCAGAGAGCCTCGTCTGTTACCAGCAGCCGGGGCTTTCGCTTTTATCAGGCAAGCGGCACCGTGGAGATTGGTGGCTCAACCGCAGGGGGTGGGCTGGATGCAGGCGCAATCTGCGGCATCACCGGCCAGTCAATGTCAAACGGGAAGCCCGCCTGCTGTGGTACGTCAAGCAGCGCTTGCCGGTAGGTGGCAAGTGCCGCCTGCTGATCATCAGTGAAACTCGCCCAGCGCAATGGGTTGCTGATGATGGCGTCCAGTTGCGCTAAAAGCGTGTTGCGCTGCTCGCGCACCTGATCCGCGAGTATTTCCTCTTCACTGGGGCCGTCGTAGGGGGCAATCTCGTCGAATTCACCCGCGACTGCACGAGCGTGCAGGTCTTGACCCAATGGCTCGACATCCTGCGCACTCGCGGTGAACGGTATCCAGCCGAACTCGGGGTGTTCAATCATCAAGTCGATAGTCGAGCCGTCCGGCGTGCTGTATTTAGGACTGTTAGCGGGAAGATGTGCGGAAGTCATCGGTCATCCTTGGAGGGTGGTAACATGGGTCGTTCTTGGAGCAAGGCAATGGCAGTCACATTCGATACCTTGAAGTTCGTTGAGACCCTGGAAGAGGCAGGGGTGGAGCGCAAACATGCGTCCGCCATCGCGTCTGCCGTGCGCGATTCGCACGATGCGGCGGACGTGGCAACCAAGGGCGATTTGCGCAACGAAATTGCCTTGGTGCGCAAAGACATGGAGGCAATGGAGAACCGCCTCTTGATCAAGCTGGGCGGCATGATGGTTATTGCCGTAGGCATCTTGCTGGTCGTGCTGCCCATGTTGATTGCCAAGTAGGACATCTCTACGCAACCCGCATAAAAAGCGCGACGTGGTCGCTGGAACCAGACACATGCCCTCCCATGTTCCGCCACGTACCGGCCCATGCGCCGCCATAACTGCTATCTAGAGCGTATACGCTGTATGAGCCCCAATCGTCGCTGCTGGTACTGACCACTTTCCTGTATATGTATGCGGAACGTAGATAGCTACCGGAGACGGTAGAACCCTCCCCAACACTGGTGGTCGATTTAGCAAGCACGTAACTGCCAACGCCGCCGTATGCAGGCGTCCCTGACAACCGGCTGTACGGCAGATACCCGTTCGTCTCCGAAGTAAGATTCGGGTACCAATCCCCAGGTTTGGCCGTGCCTGCCGTCGTGCCCAGGGTTAGATTGCTGGTGCCCGCGCCTATTAGATTGCGCGCACCATCGGGGTTGACGGCCGTCATTAGCGCACGCCCAAAGACGGAAGACTCCCCTAAAATCTTCCAGGCCGACCATACGCCTCCTAACCTTGTGCGCCATGCGGGCCAACCATGAGAATAGGGGAAGGCAATCTGCACCAAGTTAGGTTGATCCGGCCACACGTAAATGCGATGCTCGACGTAGAAATAGCTTCCACCAGGAGGCCCTCCATTAGTGGCAGTGCTTACGATCAGGTTAGGTAAGAGGCCGGTATAAGGGTAGTCATCAGGCAAGTTATCCCAATGTGAGGGTAAAAAATCCACACCCACGAGGGCTCCCTTGAATTGGGGAGTCTTTGCCGCGTAGTCCCCCGCAGGCTGCTTGGTTGCAAGCCCTGCGACGACATCCTCCAATGCTGTTTGCACGTTGGTCGCGGTAAGTTCCCCCGAGGGCTGCACCGATACGTTGCTGGCGGCTTGGCTGCCCTGCACCAACGACAGTGCTGTGGAAGCATCTTGTTGCGCCTGCGTAGCCTTTGCATCAATCCCGCTCGCTACCGCCTCCGCACCTTCCGCCGTCTCCACGGCGTTATTAGCCGCTTGTTCAGCAGCTGTGGCGGCGGCACTCGCGTCTGC